GGCCTGACTGGAGACGAACTCCTCGAAGGGATTGAACTCTGCCATCTAGCCACCGTTCTTGTTGATTAGCCAACGGCGATACCAGTCGTTCATGGCGTCCGGTGTCGGGGGGATGCCGTTCTTTACCAGTGTCGCACGCAGCTTCGGCACCAAGGCTTCCGGCGGCGTCTTCAAAGTAATCTCTCCCAGAATGAAGCTGCCCACGTCTTCGAGCTTGATGGGATCACTGCTACTCAACCCTTTAGACCTGCGATACCACCGCATAACCTCGAACCTGTCGCGGACATCGACGCCAGCCATAACGCGGGCGGCGTCCGCGCTGCCCTTAATCAGGTCTCCGTCTTCGTCTTTCAGCTCGGTGACGACGTTGAAGGCTTGGTACTCGTCGCCATCTATAGTTATCTGTGAGGCCAAGTCGGACATCATAGCGTCTGCCTCGACCTTACTCATCGGCCTTTCGTTGCTGTTGCGCTCCTCGAACTCGCTCTCTGCCGCCTGCTCGAAGGCTGCCCGTTTGCGCTTGTCATTATCTCCGTTACCCGGCCACAACCGAGTCTTCCGAGACGCCACTTGGCTGTTGAAATATGTCCTGATCCGACCGGCCTCAGATTTGTTGCTGGACCGTACCAGCGTGTTAAGCCGGATGCCCTGCGCCGTCTCGAGGGTGAGCTGCGAGTTCTGCGCTGACGTCCATGCGGCGATGGCCTTGTCCCGCGTTCCGTCGGCTGCGTTAAATCTGTTGGCGAACTGATCTAGAAATTTGTCATACGTCAGCTCGGCCCGCTCCGGCTGGGTCATACCCATCCACTTATCTTTGGCGGTCTTGTCTGTGACCCGACCGCCCTTTGGATAAGTCTGCCAGAACAGAACCTCTGCCCTGACGGAACGCTTGTCCGGCCCCCTGAGCTTCGCCATCTCAGCATCGCCCGGCATCTGCCCCTTGCCTGCCTTGTCCATGGCGGCGTCTACGTTATTCTGATCCACGCGCTTGACCTGCGCTGCTACGATGGTGCGCCTCTTCTCATACTGGGCCGCCGCCGCCGTCTTCATACCGTCTGTCAATTTGGGGTCGGCTTCAATGGCTTTCTGAGCACCAGCAGCGTCGTCGCCATAGGTGGCGAACATGCTGTTGCCCGTATTGCGGCCCACCTCTCCCTGTACACTGGTGGCGATGAGTTGGTTGAGGTCATTCCTCTTGCCGTCGCTCAGTGAAATTTTGTGCCCATCGACCTCGACGGTCGTGTTCATCGCCATCCACTGCCGGGCACGCTCCGCTTTATCAGGAGCTTCGCTGTTCAGAAGGTTGTCGATACTTTTCTGCGCGACGTCATCCATCGCCTCGGTCGCTGCACCGCGCACTGCTAAGTCATCCAGCGTCGCGCCGGTCTCCATGCGTTCGACCTCCTGCACAGAGGAGATCATAGTGGCGAGGCTGGTGTTGGCTATACCGGCGTCACCGGCATCCCCCACAGCGGCGTCTTTCTTCATGTCTCGCGCTGTAGACAGCTCCGCCTTCTTGTGTATCTTGGTCTGCTCCTTCATGTGCAGCAGAGCCTTGGCGCGGTAGGACAACTCAGTATTAAGGATGAGCTTGTCCATTGCCTTCTTGTCAGACTGCGTGAGGTTACCGTATTCCTTGGTGCTTTTAATACGGGTCAGCTCGGTAGTCATATCGCCTGTAGTCGCAGCAAACCAATCCCTATTGGCCCCTTTGCCGATAGCCGGTCCTCTATTCCAAGGCTGCCCGGCGATGGTGCCTGCTAATGCCTCCGCACCGCCCTGCGCCACAGCCGTCGACGGGTCGGATGAGACACCACCAGCCGTCCAAGAGCTTTGCATATCCTGCACTGTGGTAGTGAGGTCTCTACTGGTCGTCAGGTAATCCGCATCTGAGGCGTCCTTAGCTATGTCCGCGACCATAGCGGATGCAGCAAAAAGTCCTTTGGACCCTTCCCCCAACGCCTTAGCCATACCATCAAATATAGGCACGTCAAATCTCTGCAGCGGCGTCTCGGCCACGTCTAGGCCGACGGTTCCAATAGCCCCGCCTTGTGGGTTCCCCACACCTATCGTTCGTTTACCGCGTTTTGCCATCTGTCTTATCCTACTTAATCGTCAAACACGCCGAGCTTATGGGCTGTCGACATAGTGCTGGCTGCACCTGAGATCAATGAGCTGGTGCCCGCCATAAGCGGGTTGTTCTGGCTTGCCTTCATACTGTATAGCCCGGCCTGCGCTTGGAAGTTGACGCCCTGAATTAGCGCACGGCGTTCCTCTAGGTCGGCGTTGTGTTTGATGCGCAGCTCGTCCAGCTTGCCCATCTCTGCTATGTCTTGGATTGCTTGCTGGTTCGAGCTGTCAGCAGTGTCGTCCACCAAAAATCCCTTGGACGCCTGCTGCGCCTTTGCGGCACCCTTGACGGCTTTGACTTTGCGACGGTGCTCCTGCTGCGCAATCTCACCACGCTCGGCTACACTGGCAGCGTTCTGACGGCTGATTATAGCGTTGTTGTTGGCGACTGCAGCCTGATAGTTTGCCTGAGACTTCTGAGCCTGTGACTGCTGGTACGCGGACGCCGCCCCCATCACAGTACCGAGGGCGGACAGCCCTATTGAAATTGATGTAGCTGCTGGCATATTACAATCCTATCGTCATCAGGCTGCCTGTATCCTTATAACCCATATATCCTAGAAAGCCACACGTCCTCTCATTGGATATACCGGCGTCGACTGATATCTGGGTTACATCCACCCCAAGGTCGGCGCACCACAAGTTAAACTTATTGACTAGCCTCTTGGCGTTCAGGCCACCCCTCCGGTCGCTTTTTATAAAGAAGCCGATGTCCTCGGCGAACAGGACGTCTAGAAAAAGATGTGATTTTGCCTCCGCAACCAGACCCCCGATTAACTGATCCTTATGAAAAGCCCCGTAGGCGAAGACCATTTCGTGCTCGATGATTTCGTCAAGGATGTACAGTGCTTTGCTTTTGTCGAAGGTGAACTGGGACAAGACACTGTCACCGTGGAAGTCCATGCACACGTCAACAAGGACGGGCACATCCTCTCTGGTTAATTTCCTGATCATCAGTCACCCCCAATGATGACGTCGGGGATTATGGCAAGCAATGTCATAGGTAGGGGGTCGCGCTGCTGTATGACGATCTGGCCATTCTTGTTCCAGCTCGGCGACAGGGTGACATCCTTATCTCCGGTGATCATCGACAGCTCCTGCCCGTACAGCGACGGCAGGCCAAATTTTGCTTGGCGCATGTGCGTGAGGTCGGGGCCGTGCCACAGGCCCATGGTCTTCTCGAGGCGCAGTGTCAACCGCGTCAATTTCTTGTTGCGTCCCTGCACAGTGTCGAGAGGATTAGCATTGTCCAGCTTCAACGTCTTGACAGTCGACGTGTAGTTGAGACCAATGTGCACACGGCTGGATGCGTTGGGGATAGTGACTGAACCATTGGCGACGGTCAGTGCGCCAGTGACGTACCCGTTAGCTATGCCAACGACGCTTGCCCCTTCTAGGTGCCACAGCCCGCCGATGGAGGTTTTGGCCAGACGCACCTCTCCACCACTGTCGTATGTTTTAAATGCGCTGCCGTCGACGTCCACTGCGTTAAGCTGGACCTCGAAGGTGTCCGTCGTTTTGTTGGACACCGTGTAACCGATGCCGTCCAACTCTGTAGAGATGGAACGTCCTTGGTCGACAGTGTCGTCGGCGACGTAGATGTTATTGATGTCGATGGTGTCGGCGTTAGACAGTCCGTGTCCGACTGCGGTGACGACGACAGGATTAGCAGACGTGTAGCCAGTGATCGTGATCGGCGTGTTAAGGCTCAGGCCACTGTCTACAAAGAAGGCGTCCTGCACGTTGCTGAACTCGGCGTCGTGCAGACGCTCGATGTACTGCCGCGTCCGTGTGCCAATTTTCCGCTGGACAATGGTATACATGAAATCGTCACTGCCTTCCTGTACGGAGGCCACGCTTTTAAAATCGCCCTGCGTTATATGTCTGCTCCATGCAAAAATTTCCTGTTCCCTAACATAGGTCAGCGAGCATATGGTGCCGTCATTCCGCGTAGCCCATACGATGGAGTGCGGTGCCTGCGCGTAAGCCCAGTCGATGAAAGTGTAGTCGTCAAACATGTGCCGGGCGAGGATGGAGATGTCGTTTCCGTTGTAGCTGTCAGTCTCGAACTTGTACGCCAAATCCCTCACCGTCCACCCGGGCTGCATGTACAGGACAACGTCGCCCGCCGTGACCGGCGTCAACTGCTCAGAGCCGTAGTACGTCTGAGGTTCAATCTGGATTGTGCTGGGAGTGATGACACCGTCGACGCCGCTGGCTTTCCATTCTCCGCCGGACGTCAGTACGATGAGTTCACCGAGCTGCACCATGTGCCTTATCTCGTTCACCTGAAGGCTGGCGATGGTGACGGTGATGGCGTCGTCGTCCTTAGTGGGGGATGAGACGCCGAGGTTGTAGTGATTAGCAGTCTGCGTAAACCACATGCGCTGCTTCTTGTTTGCGCTGCTTGCGAAGAGCCTCCGCTGCTGGAAGTAGCCAACAGACGACGGCTTCTCGTTTGTACTGACGAAGGGGTCTCGAAATTTCGGTGGCGTGTCTTCGAGGTCGGCGTCGATGTTGTTGTCAGTGAAGCTGTCGATCTCGCTCCGTCCGATGAAACCGAAGATGCCATCCTTTTCGTGGTAGACGTTGTAGCTTATGGCGTTAGCCACTGCTGTCCATGTGATCGTGTTATCTTTGGTCACCGCACCGTTGGTTATTTTATCATAGGCTGGAAAGGCCGTGCCAGCGGAGCTGTAAGTCGTGTACGCGCTGCTGTCGATGTCGACGCGAGACAAGTCCTGCAGCTCGAAGGTATTAGTCGTCTTGGACGCGACCTTGAAGCGAAGATTATTTACCTCGGTCATACCCACGACGCTTTGTATTTCGATCTCGTCAAGATTTGTAAACCCATGAGCCGCCGCTGTGACGACAGCGGGGTTTGCTTTAGTGATGGCGGTGATGCTTGTGCCCAACGCTATGCCGACTAGGCTCTCCTCGGCGTTCTCGTCGTTCACCGCTGTCACTACATAACGCTCGGTCTCCGCGCCTGTAGTGTTTGCGCCGACGGCGACGCCGGTCGGGAATGCCTGCTGTGGTGCGAACACGATGTCGGTCATTGTCCACGCCGCGTGCCCCGTCCGCGTAAGCTCTACAGGGTTATGGTCTTTGTGAACGATAGTCATAACATCGGCAGACTGGACGAACTTAATGTCGAACAGCTCCGCCGTTGTATATGTCGTGACGATTTCGTAAACAGCCTCTGCGCTTCCCGCGCTGCCGTAAGCTGTGTAGGCCGACGTGTCTATGTTGTTGTCGTCGTAATCGTTCAGCTCGAAGGTGTTCGTTGCCTTGTTAGCGACGCGCATGGTTCGACCGTTGAGTTGTGTCATCCCAACTACGCCAATGACGTACACGTCGTCTCCGTTGCTGAAGCCGTGCGCTGTCGCCGTCACGACGCCGGGGTTAGCAGCGGTGACACCTGTTATGGTCTTCGATGTTCCGGTTAGAACCTGACCAGCGTCCTTGACGACGCGCATGTACAGATTGCCGAACTCTAAAATGTAGGTCTGCTCAGTATTGTACTCGAATGGAATGATGCGGGTATTCAGTGTACCGCTGACACACTCGGCCACATACTGAAGACCGGGGCGATTGGAAACGCCACCGTGCACTTGGACGAATGCGTTCTCGCACGTCTCAAGGCTCGACTTGTATTTTCCAATATCTACTCTGGCACCGATGGCAGCGGAGACTTCACCGCCAGCCATGCTTGATTGAATTACCTTCGGCATCGTTTACGCCCTCGCTTGTATCCAGTCCGCGTCTGGAATTGTATCTTCCAGCCCCTCGTTGCTGTCGGTCTCCCATGCACTGTTGACGATATTTCTAGCCAATGTAGACATGTCACCCATGATGGCGCGGTCGCCGGTCAGGGGCATCGCCAGCTTCGCCGCCAGCGCGTAAGAGAACGCCATGGTGAACTCAGGATCAAACTGGGCGGTGTTAGTGATGCGTGCCGTGTAGAAAAATTCGGCACTGGCTTGGTCTGTTAGGATGACCTTGACGTCTGAAGCATTTCTCGCAATTTCGTATTTGATAACCGTGTTTGCGTTCAGGGGATCGACTACGCCGTTCACCCTGACCGCGTCGGTCATGTAGGTGTACATGTAATCGAAGTTGTTTGGCACGGTTCCAGTCAGCGCGGCAGGAGACGCAAATTTCCTTGCGAAGTTCCAACTGTGCTGCCGAAGAAGCCAGTCCCGCGTGTCATCGAAGATCAGGTTGACCTGCTCCGCCTCAACCGTCTCTTCGGTCAAGTCGGTGATGTCATACCTGTCACCAATGTGCTGCAGT